GCCTCTGGCGTAAGCCGGTGGACGCTGTGATGGACGAGATCATCACAGAATGCGATCGGCTGCAATGCGCGCCGATCCTTTGCGAGACCAACGGCGACAAGGGCTATGTGGCCCGGGAGCTCCGTCGGCGCGGCGCGGCCGTCCGCACCTATACGGAGCAGACGAACAAGCACATCAAAATCGGCACATGGCTGCGAAAATGGTGGCCGGACGCCGTGTTCATCAAGGGGACAGACCGCGCGTATATCGACCAGATCCTGGACTACACGCCGGACGCCGCCCACGACGACGCGCCCGACAGCGCCGCCTGTCTGCTCCGCGCCATGGACCGCCATGGCTGAATCCCCCAACGAACCATATAAGGAGATAAACCAATGTTCACCACTGTCACCTATCAGGACTACCTCGGCGCACAGGACCAGCCCACGCTGCTGCTGGAGGCGGTAAAGCGCTACAAGGCGTCGCGCGGCTTTCAGCATGCACTGGAGGCCAACTGCTACTTCCGGGGCGAAAACACGCAGGTGGCGCGCAAGACCATCCTGCGCGCCCGGAAGATCGAGACCCGCGACGCCCAGGGCCGCCGCCGCGTGCGCTCCGCCGCAGAGGATGTGGTAGGAAACCGCATCGGCAGCAGCTTCCTGTTCCGCTTCGTGACCCAGCAGAACCAGTTCCTGCTGTCCGAGGGCGTGAGCCTGCCGCAGGAGGTCAAGCGCCGCCTCGGCGCGGACTTCGACCATCAGCTGGAGCGGCTGGGCGAGCGCGCGCTGCTGCACGGCTGCGCCTGGGGCTACTGGAACGCCGACCATATCGAAGTGATCGAGGCCGCCCGCAACAGCTGGAGCGGCTTTTTCCCGCTGCTGGACGAAATGACGGGCGAAGCGATGCTCGGCGTGCAGTTCTGGCAGCTGGCCGCCGACCGGCCGATGTACCTGCGCGTGTTTTCGCAGGAGGGTGTGACGCTCATGCGGCAGGACGGCGACGGTCTGACGCTCATGACGCCCTGCCAGCCCTACCGCCGCAGCCTGCGCCGCGACGCCCTGGGCGAAACCACCCGCACCGAGCCCGGCTACGGCCGATTGCCGCTCATTCCCCTGCGCGCCAACAGCGACGGGCTGAGCGAATTCACCCCCGCCATCCGCGCCAAGATCGACGCGTATGACGCCATCCTCTCCGACTTCGCCGACAACCTCGACCGCGCCAACGACGTCTACTGGGTGCTGAACAACTTCGGCGGCACGATGGACGACGTGGCCGAAATGCTTGAGCAGATCAACCGCGTGAAGGCAGTCGCCAATCTGTCCGACGGAACGGGCAGCGGCGCATCCGCCGAGCCGAAGACCATCGAGGTGCCCTACGCCGCTCGCCGAGCCGCCCTCGACCTGCTCGAGCGCAGCCTCTACCAGGACTACATGGCCCTGGACATGGACGCGCTCACCGGCTCCAGCCTCACGAACGTCGCCATCCGCGTGGCCGCCGCGAACCTCAACCTGAAGGCCGACCGCTACGAATGGCAGGTGCGGCAGTTCATCACCGAGCTGCTCCGCCTCATCGGCTGCCCCTGTGAGAACGTCCGCTTCAAGCGACAGGCCATCGCCAACGAATCCGAGACGGTCGCCGACATCGCCGTGATGCGGCAGGACATCGACCAGGAGACGGCGCTGCGCCTCAATCCCTACATTTCCGACGAACACATCCCCGGCCTGCTGCACAGCGCAGCGCCGGGCAGCCGGGCAGACGCAGAGTAACGCGCCTGCCCCTTTGCGTGCAGCGAAATGCACAGAAAGGAGGGACCCATGTCCCTGACCCGCAAGCTCCTCCGCGAGCTTCAGCTGACCGACGAAAGCATCGAACGCATCATTGCCGCCCATGCGGAGACCGTACAGGCCCTCAAGGCCGAACGCGACGAAGCCCTCGCCTCTGCCGCGGCACACGAACAGACCGCCTCCGAGCGCGACCGGTTCCGCGAGGAAGCCGGCGCATTCCAGCAGGAGGCAGACCAGCTCCGCACCGAGCTGGAGACCTTCCGCCAGCAGGTCCACACCGAGCGGACCGCCCAGGGCCGGGCAGACGCCATCTGCGAGCTGCTGCGCCGCGCAGGCGCGAACGAGCAGGCCCTGCCCCTGCTGGCCCGCGCCGTACAGACCACCGAGGAGGACTGGAACGGCACCGAGCTCCGGGCGGATGCAGACGTCATCTCCCCCGTTGTCAGCCAGTACGGCGCATTCTTCTCATCCCCCGTTCCCATCCCGACCGACCGCGTCTCCCCGCCGCTGGACGGCAGCGCACTTTCGCCCGACGATGTGCGCCTCATGTCCCCCGAGGAGATCAACCGCAACTGGAGCCAGGTACGCTCCGCGCTGATGCAGCGCAGATAACACCAAACATACGATCAATATTGATATTTCAGGAGGAATCACACATATGGCTATTTCCAATTTCATCCCCCAGGTCTGGTCCGCCCGTCTGCAGGAGAAGCTCCAGCATGCGCTGGTCTTCGGCCTGCTGTGCAACCGCAGCTATGAAGGCGACATCCGCCAGTGGGGCGACACCGTGCACATCAACACCATCAACGACATCACCGTCAAGGCCTACGACCCCAGCGTCGCCATCGACGATCCCGAGGAGCTTTCCGGCACCGACACCACCCTGACCATCGACCACGGCGCCTACTACAACTTCCGCATCAACGACGTGGATGCGGTGCAGGCCCGCGCCGACCTGATGGACGCGGCGATGAAGAACGCCGCCGAGCGCCTGGCCCGCGACGCGGAGACCTACATCCTGTCCGTCATCCGCAGCGGCGCAGGCGTGAAGAAGAGCGCTGCCATCCCCAGCGAAGGCGACGGCGGCCTGTATGCGCTGCTGCTGCAGATCAAGGACGTGATGGACACCGCAGGCGTTCCCCGCAGCGACCGCAAGCTGGTGCTGCCTCCCGCGCTGGAGACGGAGCTGCTGCTGGACAACCGCTTCGTCACCGGCACCTCCGACGCGGCGCACCGCCTGACCGAGGGCTCCGTCGCCCGCGCGGCCGGCTTCGACATCTACATCAGCGCCGACCTGAGCAAGGAGATCATCGCCATGATCCCCGAAGCAGTCACCTTCGCCAACCAGATCACCCGCGTGGACGCCTACCGTCCCGAGCGCGGCTTCAGCGACGGCGTGAAGGGTCTGTGCCTGAGCGGCGCGAAGGTCGTGCTGCCCGCGGCCGTGTGCGTCTACACCATCACCGGCTGATCCTTCAGGGGCTCCTCCTTCTCCGGGGGAGCCTCTTTTTCTGTACCTCACCGACCCCAATACAGGAGGTTCACATGATCATTACCGTACCGGATGTGATGCGTCACGTCCGCAACTATTTCCCGGCTGAACAGGTCTGCACCCGCTGGACGCTCGCTGACGACATGCTTCAGCCCGCCTCCCACTTCTATCCCGGCGAATGGATCGCCATCTCAGAAGGCCCCGCCCGCGGCGTATGGCAGCTGGACGAAAACGGCGCGATCCCCGGCGCAGGCAGCGCCGAATGGACGGGCTGCATCTGCCGCCTGTCGCCCCCCGCCGGTTTCCTGCGCCTGTGCGCCGAGATCGCCGACTGGACGGAGAAGCACCCCTACCCCACGACCGTCAGCGAGCATCTGGGCGACGTCAGCCGCAGTCCGAACTGCGCGGACTGGACGAAGGTGTTCGCCTCCGCCCTTGCGCCGTACAGGCGCATGTACCCCAAAAGGCTGGTGACGCCATGCTGATGTCGCTCTACGACCGCCTGCGCGCGCTGCTGGAGCAGTCCGGCTTCACCGCATATCCGCAGGACGCAGTCCCCGCCGCCGCCGCGCTGCCCCTGGTCACCTGCCTGATCGACCCGCCCGCCACATACGCCGGCGCAGGCAGCATCACGCTGACCCTGTGGACGACCCCGGACATTCCCCACGCAGAGCGCCTGCTCATGGCGGACCGGCTGCTTCAGTGCGTTCCGCCCGGCGGCCGGCTGCTGCCGCTTCCAGGCGGGATCGCCGCCGTCTTCCGCCCGGACGAACGGCTCCTGTCCTTCCCCGAAAAGCGGGGCGCGATGGGCGTCCGCATCCGCCTGGCCCTGCGGCTGGCGCACAAATGAGCCAAAGGAGGCACCCACATGCTTGATTCCATTCACACTTCCGCCGGCGCCCACCTGCAGCTGGGCGAGGGCGTGCTGCTGCGCGGCGTTGACGCGGACGGCGTGATGAACGCGAATGATCCCGCCGCCGCGCTGGCGCAGGCCATGCAGGACGAAAGCCGTCTGCTGGGCGCGACCCGGGACGGCTGCGTCTTCCGCTGCACGCCGGACATGCTCGACACGACCCGCGGCTGCCGCACTCCCATGCCGGGCGAAACCCTCGTCCGCCGCTGGACGGTCACCCTGTCCGGCACGCTCCTGGAGATCAGCCCCGGCAACGCCGCTATGCTGCTGAACCTGCCGCAGAGCGCGCCGATGGCTCCGCCCTGTCCCCCGGTTTTCGCGGCTTCCGCTGACAACCTCTGCTGGTTCGGCATGACCGGCTCCGGGCTGATGGCCATTGAGCTGCACTGCCCCGTCAGCACCGGCGGCATGGCGCTGCGCACCGCCCGAAGCGGCTTTGGCGAAATGCCCTTCACGCTGCTGGCACACAGGACGAACACCGCTGGCCTCCCCTGCCGCCTGCTGTGGCCGAAGGAGGCGACGACATGACTGTAACGACCCTGTGCGCCCTGACGCCGCACCTGTGCCGCCTGTCCCGCGATGCCGTCGTCCGCCGCGCCGTATCCGCCTTTTCCGACGGCGAATCGGATGCGCGGTACGACGTGCTCTCCCTTACGCTGCATGCCCACCCGGAGGACGCGGCAGCAGCCGTGTCCCTGCTGGGCGGCAGCGACCTGACCACCGAGACCATCCGCCAGTGCTTCGACCGCGAGGCGCTGGCATTTTTCCATATCTGCGGGCAGTGCAGCCCGGCGGAGGTGCTGCAGGCGCTCTGTCAGTGCCATTTTCCGCCCACGATGGACGCGCTGGCGCAGCTGATCGCCCATCAACGGCAGCAGCAGGCCATGGCCCGCTACGCGCTGCAGCTGATGTGGCGCATCTGCGGCGACGAAGCCCTGCCCGATGCTCTCTCTCTCTTCCCGGAGGAGGACGGCGGCGGCGCTCCCGGCGGCATGCCCCGGACGCTCCGGCCCATGAAAGGAGGCGCTGCCGATGACTGACCAGTCCTTCCCGGCGATCCGCAGCTGGACGCTTCCCGCCGCTGAGCTGCGCACGCCGCTGCCGTCCCCGACCGGGCGGGCAGGCAGCGAATCCGCCCAATCCCCCGCTTTCCCCGACGCAGACGCGCTGTGCGAAATGCTCACGCCGAGGCTCTCCGCAGCCATCGCCCGCATTGCAAGACAAAGGAGGTACACCCCTTGAACGAACGCTTTTCCTGCACGCTCAACGGCATTTCGCCCGCGAGCATCGACCCGGCTGTCCGCGTGACCGACCTGACGGAGCTGCCGCCCCGGCGCAGGGTCGTGACGGTCCCCAC